GTAGGGAGATTAGGACCATATGGAGCATCTTTCTTAGGTTTACCTTTCTTACCAGGAGGTACTAGTAGATCAATCAGAGTAGCTGTATCTAAAGTAATTGATTTAGGAACCAAATCATTACGTTGAGGAAAACATTGAAACATTTTAGTATTAGTTTTATCCTGCTGCTCCAAAATCTTATTCATCTCAACCATACAAGGAAAATAGTTCTGAGGGCAGGCTTTAAGATCGTAAGGATGACCTTTTAAAGAAGGGTTTCCAGGAATGATTTTCCCAATACATTCTTCAATCCAGGAATGATATTCTTTAGGACTATTCCTAGTATCGTTAATTAAATCTAATTTAACAGAGGCTAATTCTTTTCCTAGCTGTTTACGATCTTTTTGGGGATATTTTTTTCTCCAATAGCTATTAACAAAACGAGCTAAATAAGAGTTAAAGTGTTGAGTAATATTATTTTTGAAGGCAGTAACTATTTCGGTAGAAGAATAGTTGTTTAGAATATTAGTTAGGTTAGACCCATCCTCCTTATCTTCATCCGTAAATAACTTGTAGAAAAGGGTTGATAACTCAATAAACAACTCGTTAGTCTTACCTGTTGTGCGCTTTCTAGAACCGCTTCTAATAACTCTAAAGGCAGTTTTAATTGCAGATTCAAACCCATTTTTAAATTGTTTATTATCTTTCCATTCCCAAGAATTAGAATTAACCCGATTAAGAGCCCAGAGTCGAATCAACTGATAGGACTTAATTATAATACGATGGGTTCTTTGAACAGCATCATTAATGGTAATAATATGAGGATTAATATAAGGAGGGACCTTATTGTTATCAGGGACCTTATTGTTATCAGGGACCTTATTGATATTAATATGAGAAGAGACCTTATCGTTATGAGAAGTGTCCTTAATGATATTTTTCAAGGGAACCTTAATACATTTGTAACGGAATTGGTTATCCATATTACATTTTAATTTATTAATCATAGTTTTATAATTCAAACTCATTTTTATATAAAATGAGTTTTGAGCCAAGTTTAATGAAAATTACTGATTTTAAAAATGAGATTTATATTTGTGATTAATATGATAGAAAATGAATATAGTGGGGGTTGTATTAGGATCACTCATATGTATAGGTAATATTTGTTCTTATATTCCACAATTTCATAAAATTATAAAAGATGAATCTGTCTTAGGTATTTCTGAAATGAGTTTGGTCCTAATGAATATGGGTATGATGTTTCTTAGTATGAACTCACTTATATATAATTGGCCTAAATTCTTCTGTCATAATGTGTCTTGCATTTTAGATTTGTTCCCATTTTATCAGATCTGTATATCTTGGCTTATGGTACTTATTTTCTATATAATTTTTATTCGTTATAAGATTAAAAATTATGAAAAGAGAATCATATCAGCTTTATATTATGTAATAACTTATCTATTATTTATTATATTAGTATTAGGTTTAGCTATAGGTGAAAAGGTTAATAATGATAATACCAAATTCTTTATCATATATGCTAATATTTTAGGATATGCGAGTGCAGTTTGTAATTCTATAGTTTATCTACCTCAAATTTACGATTTATATAAATTAAAAGACAGTGGAAGCTTAAGTTTTATCATGTTTGCTATGCAGACGCCAGGTAATATTATAATTATTTTCTTTCAAGCATTTTTATTTAAACAATATGTATCCACATGGATCACCTATGTAATTACCTTGATTGAACAGTTGATCATTCTTATCATGATTATATATTACCATTTCAAAAATAAGAATCGGTCAGATTTTTATGAGATTGAGATAGAGGATGATTAGGCCTCAAGATCAGAACCCATATCAAATTTCTTCAATAAACTTGACAGTGAATCGTCTGGTTTCTTCTCTTGTTTTCGACCATAAATATACTTACCAATTAGTGCTCCTAAGATAAGAACAGCTCCCACAATTGCTAAAACAGCTGCAATGATAGCTTGTCTATTGGCTGATTTTTTATTAGGAACATCAGAATCATTAATCTCTCCTGCAGCAATTGCACTCAGAACTCCTACAAATCCTGTAGCTAATAAACTTACTCCTAATAAGAAATAAACTATAATACTTCCAAATCCAATACCTGTAGATTCTTCAGCTGCGACTGTTTCTTCACTACCAAAAATTAAAAATAATATACCTCCAATTATTATAGCTGCTACAGTAATCCAAGTAATTACAGCTGCAATAGATAAATTACGATGAGCTGATTCTAATTTTTTATCGTCCTTATAATTTGGGATTTTAGTGATTCTCACAGCTGCATTTGTACTAAATCCACCACTGATTGCTAATGTAATGAAAGATAATCCGAATAAAATAATGTTGACAACAAGTCCCATTTCATTAAATCAAATTTTATTTTTTTATTATGAGAATAATAAAAAAATGTATTAGTAAAGGAATGCATGAATAATTATATTAAATACATCCTAATTTTATTATTGTTTATAGTGGGTTTAATTATATTCTTATGTTATTTTGTAATAAGATCCGAATCAACCCTACATCAGTTCATGTATCCACAATTATATCGTAATAAGTTTAAAGATAGTTATTTCCCCCCATCTGTTAATAAGAAAGAATATTGGAAAAGAGTTGATAAGGGATATAATATTATGAAACAGTCAAAAATAGCTATATTGGGTCTGGCTTATAATTTAGGAGAGGATAAATCATATAAATTAATTAGAAGATTAAAATATATCACAGATAAATTTCAAGATCATAAAATAATAATTTATTGTATTGATAGTCAGGATGATACATATCATATATTATCTAATTCAGATCTTAATATAGAGATACCCCTTAAGAGAATACGTAAAGATGGGTTAACTAGAGTACAGAAAATGAGTAAATTAAGAAATATATGCTCGGAACATCTGATTAGATCCGACTTTAATCCTGATTATGTATTGGTCCAAGATTGTGATCTTGCTTCTGCTATATCTATAGATGGTTTATCTAATTCTATCTCCTATTTACATCAGAAAGAATATGATGTATTATTTGCGAATGGTCTTAATAATAACTTCTTTTTTAATTTTCATATTCCTTATATAAGTTATACCTATTATGATACTTTTGCTTATGAACCTGATCCTGAAAATTCAAAATTAGGATTAAATGCAGATAAAGCTGTTATTCATGGAAGAGGATATAAACCATTTTCTGTAAAATCAGCTTTTGGAGGGGCAGGATTGTATAGATATAAAGTATTTAGGAAATATAAATTTGATGAGAAGAATCCTAAATTATGTGAACATGTTAATCTACATCGACAGATGTATGAAGATGGATATCAATTAGGTATTAATCCATCTTTCCTGGTATTCGCAGGCATGCAGGGAGAGACAACTCATAAACATTATAAGGATGGTATGACAAATTCTAGAGCTTATCATTGGGATTATGATCTACCCATCTCCAGATCTTACAGGATCTTTTAAGCCCAATTATCTTTTTAATTAATTGTATATAGATATATACAAACGCAATTTTAGAGTTTTTGACATTTTTTAATATTTATATTTCAGTACAAATTATGGTTTATGAAAAATCATAATTTTTCTATTTTTTGAAAACTTTCCAAATTAAAGTTTTTATTCTTTTGATTTCTTATTTTTAACCCAATAGGCTTGTAAATATTCTCGTCTATTATTATCGGTAAATAATTTAGAATCGTGTAATAATAATCTAATTAGAGCTCTTTCGATCAGATTATCTTTTGTAAAATTAAGATATCCAAACCCTCTATGTTCTTCTGTTTCTCTAGATTCTAAAGGAATAACCAATTTATAATCATGCTTCAAAAGACCAAATTGTTTAAATGTTTTTAATTTATCTCTAATCTGAAGATCAATATCCTTATACGGAATATCTTTAGGAAAACTTAAAAATATATTAGCGATTTGGTTATTTCGAGGAAAATGTTTATCTGTTAATTTATATTCATCAATCTGAAAATCTAAACTGGGTTGTTTATTATTTAATCCTTTATTAATTGCTTTAGTGAATAATTCTCTAGTCATAAGTATAACTGTTCTATTAGATTCTCGAAGAACCCCTTGTTTATTTTTATATCTTTCTATTTTAACAGCACCCACATGATCTTGTGTGGCTTCCAGATAATCTTCAAAAAAATTTAAAATCTCAGTTAAGGTCCAATTACTAAATACTAGTGAAACAACATAATTATTCGTCTCCATTTTGTTTAGGTCTTTCACGTCTTTTATTTTCGATCATTTCTCTGAAAAAACTCTTATCCAATTCAAAATCATAAATAACATTAATACGATCATACTTTTTAGGTCTAATTTTGGGTAGTTTAGATTGTAATTCCGGATCATTTAAAATTCTAATAGGATTCTTATAGACAGAGACATCGGTCTGAGTTGAAATAAATGGTGGAAAAATCAAACCTTCTCCTTCTTTTAATACCACAGGGTGACTAGAATATTCGTGTGAATCTAAATAGTAAACCTCCGGATCACCCAGATGTAAAATAATTCTAAAATATTCTTCCTCAATACTAGAATATAATGATGATCCTTTTCTACCAAAATTACCTATAAAAACCCTTTTAATTCTCAATGCATCAAAAACTTTCTTGGACTGATCTGATAAATTGTCCATAATAGAGAGCAAATATTTATTCTTTTTACGTTTTCTTTTGGATAATTCTTCAAAATATCTATATTTCTCTGTATCATGAGTCGGTTCAGAAAATAATTCAGATCTTAATTCCTTTACCTTTTGGATAAATTCTTTCCCTTCATCTGATTCGACATTAATAATAGGGATAGGGTTAGCCATATTTTGTTATATCTAATATAACAAAATATATATTCAATTTTTATTTATTTTCCTTGAGCATAATTTGATAAAACTTGTTTCTTACCTTCTAATAAATTCTCAACGGGTTCTGGGGTCATTGATAAAATGTCTTTTCTACCCTTTGGTGTTACTCCAATCATCTGGACGTATTTCCTTGTTTTAACTCCAGGAACAGTAGATTTAACATGATATTCATTAAAATAAAATCTCTCATAACCCTCCTGTAACAATCTATTTTGCACTCCGGCTACATAACTTGATAATTCTGGATTATTAAGATCCCTCTGTCCTTTGACCTGTTGTACCCATTCATCTGTAATTCCTAATCTCTCTAGATTTCTAACAGCTGATTTATATGCCTCCACTGATGCTTTCTTCTTAGTTGTATCAGTTTCTCTAGCTATAATTGGTGTTGTGACTGGAACACCTAATTGTCTTAAATGATCCATCCCTCTAGGGGTGATAGAAATAGTAAATGTCACATTACCGTTCTCGTCTTCAACCGCCTGTTCTGGTACTTTTTCTCCTTCTTTAGGATTGACCCATCCTAATCCTTCAAAGATTTCTTTAATTCTAGTTTTAGGATTTCCTTTGGTAAGTACCCAATCAATCTCTACATCTTTATATAAATCGACCACCATATTATAAGCTAATCCTTGACCGGCTCCAAACTTAAAAACCATATCTCCAACTCTATCCAAGGCTCCAAAGAAACTCTCTAAAATATCTTCAAACATATGGGTTGATTTCTTAAACCTAGTACGAACCCATTCTCCCATACCTAAACTCTGAGAAAGATCCGATTGAAACTTTTTAGCTAAATAATTAGTTCTTAACTCGGACAATTCTGATCGAGTGATTTTAGGATATTTCTGAAGCATATATTTAAGAAAATTAACCCCCATAACTCTATCTCCATATAATTCTAATTCCTCATAATTTTCTCCAATATTAGGATTAAAACTCTCATGTGTAAAGGCGACCTCCCAAACTTTCATAGCCTCATCAGAAACCATTTTCTCTCTAGCAGCCTCTGATGGTAAGATTCTTCTTAAGATATTATCTCTAAGAAAAGATTTTAACCCTTCTCTCCATTTCTGATAATTTAAATCTTGTACTTTGGGTTTAGGAGATGGCTGAATGACTTTCTTTTCAGGTATAGCTGTGATCAATAAACTATTCTTCTTTCTTTTTCCTAATAATTCTGATTCTATTTTAAATCCAGGTACATTTCCTAATCTATATCCGGGTGGAACTCTCATAACTATCATACTACAATGCTTGCAGGATTCAACCCATTCTTCTAATGTCTTACCAGCAACCTTCATACCTTCTAAGATATAATCAGCCTTGGTTGATTCATGTCCTTTGATACTTGGTGGTAACCATGGTGGGTCCATATATAATACAACACCTTGATATTTATCAGGGACTCCATTAAAACCCTGATCAGGAACATATGATTTTTGTGATAGATCATACATAGTAATATTCTTCTTTAACATTTCTCTTCTTTCAGGAAGAATTTCATAAGATACAACATAACTAATATCTGGGCTCTCCAAGAACGATAATGTATTACCACCCATACCTGCACAACATTCAAACATTCCAAAAGGAATAGGTTTATTTAAACTTTTCATCTTATCCACAATAATCTTTGTAATCTGATCAGCTCTTGTGGCTGAAGACATATAAGTGAGTGTTTCTACTGTATAATTGACATTTTCGACTGGTTTAGGTTTAATATTATTTCTAATAGGAAAAAATGTATCCAGATATTTTAAGATATCTCTAGGGTCCTTTTTCTTTTCAGGTTGTATTCCAGGAGATTTTGGTAATGTAATAGAAGGTTTGACTTCTTCTGGTTTAGGTAAAGAAACCTTCTCTAAAGGAGGTAACTTTATACTTGACAAGGGAGGTAAACTCATTTGTATATTTAAAATAATTATTTGATTATTTATATATTCAAACATATAAATAATCATTTTTTAGACTTTGTAAAAAACATCTTCCGTGTTTTTGCTTATTTTCTCTCCTTGAGGTAATATATTCCCTAATTCTTTTATCTTATTCTTCTCTATTTCTCTAGGAAATTCCACATCAAAAATTATATTAAGATCCTGATCCTTTAATCCTTCTTTAGGTATTTGGATTGTATCACCTGGTTTAAGAACACCCCTATAAGATATATGTATAATTCTTCCATCCATATGTTTAAATTTAAATTCTCCTCCACATAAAGCTTCTGACAATAATATAGTTTTCTTTAAATATAATTCACCTTTAATTCTGTAAAAATCTTCATAAGAATCCTCTGTATTAACTATAATAATTAGATCTCCAGGATATCTTCCCGGACCACAGTTACCCATATTTTTAAATCTTTTTTGGTAACCATTAGAAACTCCTTTAGTTATATCTATCTGTATAATCTCTCCAATCTCTTTAATTATATAATCTTCTAATAAACTAAACCCTACACCTTTACACACATTACAGGGTCTAGACATCTGTTGTATCATACCAGGACCTATTTGTCTCATTTCCATCATCATACCAGCTCCATTACAACTGGTACAAGTTCTCCAAGTTTTATCTATATTATCGGTTACTTTTTCATTCTTGGGTTTATCCCATATAACCTTACGTGTAATTTTTAATTTCTTCTTAAGACCTGTGAATACTTGAGGTAAATTTATATTAAAAGTAAATACAGTTTCTTTATTTTTAGTCACTCTATTTTTATTTCTTGAATGATTATTATTACGGTTAAATTGATTACCAAAGAATTGTGAAAATATATCGAATGGGTTCATACCTCCAGGCACACCACCATCTTTTAAACCATCTTTTCCGAATTGGTCATATATTTTTCTTTTATTTTCATCAGATAATGTCTCATAAGCTTCCCCTATTTGCTGAAATTTTTTAGTATATTCTTCTTTATTGGATTCATCTGTTTTGTCAGGGTGATATTTTTTAGCTAACTTATAATAAGCTTTTTTAATTTGTGCTTGAGATGCATTTCTATCAATTCCTAAAATATCATAATAATCCTGATCCATTTAAAAAAGTATTATTTGTATTTAAATATAATTTTCTTATACTTGAATAAGTAATAAAAATCTTATATAAATAGATAAACCCTGATCTAAAAAATGAAAAAGAATTAAATTCGACAATTGAATCAAAAATTCATTCGGTCAGAAAATATAAAAAATGGCCTCTTCTACTAACACTTCAGTTAAATCAGTATTTGAAAAGACTGTAAACAATTTTGTAGGATCTGTTTCATCTCATCTTTCTGATTGGTTAAAAGAACACAAAGAGGTAGAGATTAGTTCCGAAGAGATTTGTACAGCTTTTAATGTACCTTTTAAACCACCTGTTACACCCGGTCTTCCTGCTGCAGCTAGTATGCAGACTCAGATGCCTAATATTCCAGGATATTTTACAGGAACGGGAGCTTCTCCCAAGAGAAGAGGTGGAAGGCAAAAGAAGACATACAGTTCAGATCACCCTAAATGTACTTATATTTTCACCAGAGGTAAGTCCGCAGGTAAGCAATGTAATGGTCCAGTTCTTATGGATGGAAGTCCGGGATCTGAACATTATTGTAAAAGTTGTTTAAAGAAATCAGCTGTCCAGGCTGCTTTGAAAGACAATACTGATAATACAAAGGTAACAGCTCCAGTTATTCCTGGAGAAACTGTTCCTGTTAAAGAAACGAAAGATAAGACACAGGATGAATTATCCGTTGTTCCTGTAGAAGGTAGAGATGATGTGTATAGAGAGACAAATCATGGATTCATTGTAAAACAGGAGGAGGATGGAAACATTTATGTTCTAAAGATTGACGATAATGGTGAATGGAGAGACTTAAATGATGCAGAGACAGATATTGCTCAAAAGATGGGGTTAACTGTAGTCAAGGATACATCAACGGAAAAGATGGATGAATCGGTTGTTCCGGAGATTCCTCAGGTTCCAGTTACTACAGAATAAATACATATATTATAATTTATACGAAATAAATTATAATACTTATAAATAAATGGGAAGAGGTACCGGAAAGATTCTCTATAATAAATTAAAACAATTAGAGAGAAAGATTAAAGAGTGTTATTCCCCAACTTATCTTTATCAATCTGATTTTGATAAAGGAACTTATATCATTGATGAACCAGGATATTATATCTTAAAAGAAGATATTATTTTTAACCCTAACCCAGACCATGATTGGATGCCTAGACCAGATCAGGAGGAATATAAAGATCATGCATTTGTTTTAGGGTTTTTTGCAGCCATCTGTGTAAAAGCTAAAAACGTATATATAAATCTTAACCATCACTCAATTGAACAATCTAAAGAACATCAATTGCAACAAAGATTCTATTCTAATATTGAATTGGGTTCTTCTCCATTTTTACCCGGTCAAGGTCCTGCCACTTTTGCAACTAAATTTGTAGCTGCTGAAAATGTAATTATACGTAAAGGTAAATTAGGAAGAAGTTCTCATCATGGTATCCATGGTAATAATACCAAGAATGTTCTTATAGAACATCTCAAGATTACAGGTTTTGAATTTGTAGGAGTTGCTCTGAATGGTGGTTCTTATCATTATCTTCATAAGTTAAATATTAAAGATAACGATCAGGATGTTCCTGTTCTGGCAACCTATTCTGCCTCCAGATTTATTAGATTATTTGCTCAACATTTATTGACTTCTGATAAATTATCTACCGAGGAGAAGAATACATTAGAACATAAATTAGATCTGTTAAATGAGAAATTAGATAATGCATTTAATCAGATTATGAACACAGGAGAGACCACAGAATCTTTATTTAGAAATGAAGAGAGATTGCCAGATGGTAATGTATTTGGAGTTGTATTACATTCTAAAGGTGTGGCTGTTCATGATTTTCAACAACCAGAAAAAAGGCTTGTATATCAATCTAATGTTTATTTAAAGAAAGTATGTGTTAAAGATTTAAAAGCTAGAGTAGACGAGGTTGTAGCTATATCTCTTGAAGATGGGGAGGGTGCTCAGGTAGATACCGCAGGTGCTGTTCTTCAGATTAATAGAATTACAGATTCAAATGGAAGATATTCGGGTAATGCTTTATCTGATCTTCAGATTTATTTGGCAGAATTAAGTCACCAATTAGATATAACCTTAGGAACCCTCAATATAACATCAGATATTGTAGAATGGAGTAAAGGTGTAGATACTATCTCTGATTTATTATCTATGGGATATGTATATCAGTTGAATGTAGACAGTATGTTTCATATTAATAAAGGGGTTATAGGATATAGATTTGGAGGTGTTAAAAATTTGAGGATGAAAGATTGTTATTTAGACCAGATTCAGAATAAGGGGTATCTTGGAAATGAAACACTTGAACCTTATCATATGAATGGTTCTGATTATTATACTGGAGCTCAAAGTATTGGTGTAAGTATCTCTTGCTGTAAGAATATTAAAATTAAAAGAAGTAAATTAAGAAATATAAAATCTGATCATGGAGATTCTACAGGAATCGATATTATGAATAGTTCCAAACAAATAAAACTATATGATATTAATATTAGTAAACTTAGGGCTGGTAAAGGATGTTGCAAAGAATATAAACATAATAAAAGAAATTATTATCCCTGGTCGGTCGGAATTAAAATTAAATCATCTTCAGATGTAGATATAGACTATACATGTATCAAAGATTTGAAATCTTGCAAATATCCTAGAAAAATTGTCGATTTTGACTGAAAATCCTAAAATGGAAACTTATTGAAAAAGAAGAAATTTATGATTTTTATGTCAGCATAAATCGCGAAGAAATATGGTTGTTAAAAAACGTTATTTTTAGAAAAATAACGTTTGTATATAGATATATTATTCTCTTTAATTTAGAATATCGGTCTTAAAGAGAGTTTCTAATTCATCCGACTTGGATAATAGATGATAACTATTTAGTTTATGTGTGGACTGGTCAATACAATCCATTAAAGCAGAACCGAAATGATCTTGTGTTAGAATAATTAGATTGATATTTTTATCTAATATTTTTGAAACAAACATAATTAATAATACATCTGCAGCATCTCTTTTTGTACTTTTTACTGTATGATATATATAATCGTCAGACTTTAATGTGGATAAACATGAGGAATTTTCTACAGCAAATATATGAAATATAACATTCTTGAAATTGTATCTGTCTCTCAAATCACCCAACTTAATATTCTCTAAATCTACAAGTATATGTGTCTCATGTTTGGGGAAAATATCTTTCTTTTGGAGTTTCAAATACTTCTCTAATCGATTTAAACAATGTTCGGCGGCAGATATCTCTGCATCTTTCTTTTTATTTTTAACTTTACCATTCACCTCTATATTGTTGAGATTTATTTTTACGTTAGATACAAATCTGGGCTTATGATCTTTAGATTCTAACCTGATTGTATTGTAAATGGGTAGATCTAATCCTTTTTTCTGGCAAAATTCTTGTAATTTATTCTTATACATTTATGTATAATGTATAAGGATTAAATAATCATTTTATATCAAATGAAAACATTGTTAGAATTAGCCTATCAGAATTGTGATTTAACTTTTGAAGAGATTATGAAATTAAACCCTCAATGTGTAGAGAGAGTTATATATGATAAAGTAGTAGAAAGAGCTAGAGAGAAGATAAGACAATGTTTAAGAAGAAATAAGATGGAGATAATTTTAGGAATGATTTATTTAATATGTACTGAGGACGATTTATTTAATATAAGTTATCAGGTTTTAGGAAATGTGTCATATTATCGCGGTAGTATATGGAGAGTAGGAACCTATTATGCTGTATCCAATTATATAATTAATACAAATGATGAAGAGAGGATCAAAGACATCATTGAGGTGGTAGATATGGTTATACATTACAATAATGTTTATAATAGAGAAAAAGTAAAAGAGAAACTAATGATTATCCGTGAAACAATAGATCATAATGAAGAGATAGATATATGCATGTTGGCGGATGCATATTTGGGCTGTGGAAAATATCTATTACCTTACCTTGTAGATTTATGAGTACCAAATCTGTTCAGATCAGATTCCATTCTGATTTTATCTTTCTCAGATATATCTAATTTAAGAATCTGTTTATATAAAGTTTCGAATAACTTTATATCACCAACCCAACAGGCACATATTGCAAGCTCGTCTTTAAATTTCCAAGTATGGATCTCATGATCTACAAATAATATATCCTCAGGATAAGGGGTTTCTAATAAGGATTTTCCTATACAATATCCCACCATAAATAAATTATTTAATCTATAATACTGAATTAAGTAATAGGGTGCTTCTAATCTGGAAGGTCTAAAATTAAACGCTTGTTGAAGATATCTTTCCATCTTATGATCAGATTTACCTCTTAACATTCTACATTTAGCAGCCTCTAATATAGAAATATATCTCTCCTCATCATATTGTTTATAATTGTATCTCTTCAGATAAAGTTTCTCAGCCTTTTTGTAATCTTTGAAATCTCTATAACTCTGAGCTAAATAAAACATATATCTTGAATTATCAGGTTCCTGCAATAAGCCCTGTTCCAATGTTAGTATATCCCGAAGATATTTTAAAGGATCTGAGGAACGATTCCCCTCTCTAGACACCTGAATATAAGCATATTTTAATTTTGCTGTTGTTATTCTGCGATCAGGTTGACATGATTCATGTAATACATATTTCCATTTCCAATTTATATCAGTTAATTTATATAAAAAAGATCTGGCATAAGTAACTGATTCACATTTCATATCAATCAGATATTTATCCTTATCAGGTTTTCTAATCTGTTCTAGAAAAATTTTCTTATCCTCTATTACCAGATAATCATCAGCATCCATTACTAAAGCGTACCATATACCCTTTTTATCTTGAATAAACTCTCTACAACTCTGAAGAGCTAAATTTCTATTATGAGCGAAATTTTCCCAACCATGTTCCACCACAGTACCTATTTTATGATTATCTTTAATCCAGTCTCTAATAATCTCTACAGTATTATCCTCCGATCCTGTATCTGATACAATGACAGCATCAATAATATCTTTCAAAGCATCCAAACATCTTAAGATGACAGAGGCTTCATTCTTGACAATCATATTAAGACATATTTTCATTTAGGGGTTATATATAAGTATTTAAGATCATAAAGATATATAAAAGAATGAGAAAGAAAGCAAATGTCTGGTCTTACAGGAGAACCTGAGATTGATCATGCCGATGAGATAGAAACAAAATTACAAGAATTATATGATACTCTGTCTAATAGAATCCGAGTAATTATTGCCGATCAGAAATTAACCCCGGATAATTTCCAGATCATCATGATGAAAATTGTGGAGACTATTCAAGATTTTTCATCTCGTCTTCCTGTTAAATTAACAGGTGATGAGAAGAGAAATATCGCTACCAGTTTTGCTTGTAGAATCTTGGATGATTTACATGAACACGGACAAATTGATGAGGAGGTTTACGCCTGGATCAAGTTGTCAGTAGTTTTCACTGGTCCTATTTTATTTAATGGTTTGAAAGCTCTCTGGAGACAGATTCATCATGTATATACTGATATCGAAACCAATGGTTGTAATGGATGTGTAGGTAGAAATTGTATTACTATGTAAATATTTCATATGTATTTTATACATATGAATTTATAATTTTGTTAATATCTCAGGTTCGAGTGTTTCGACAATCAAATGTAGAGGTAAAGTATAAGGTGCTCCTATCAGAAAATTTATAACATATAAAGATCTGGGTATAGTAGTACATATAAATACATTATCTTCTTTTGCATGATTAATGGATTGATATAAAATATTAAAATTTGTAATATAACTACCTATTATATAACCTTGATATATTTTCGACAACATTTTTTATATTATATATTTCTCTAAATATAAATTAAAATTGACCAGAATAATATTTTTAAATATAGATCAATGGATAAGAAGACTTTATATGATCTACCTAAAGATATTTTAGTTAAACTGATTACAGATATACAAGAGAGAACCAAACAGGATCTTTATGATTTCTTGTTAGAGGATGAATGGGAATTAGAGTATCTTCAAAAATTAAGGCTTATATATAGATTCAAAGATAAAGATCCTGTAATTATAGAAAACTGTAAAAAGGTTCTTAAAAAGTTTGTTATGATATGTTCAGGATGTATTTCAATCTATCCTGGAGATAATAATACGATTATAATAAGAGGTGGATATGAATTTAGATATGAAATGAATGTGCGAAAAGATGGAGTAGTATATAATGGAGGTCTTTATACTGTAGAAGAATTTAATAAATATATTAACTAGAAAATCAATCTTCGGATGAAAAGATTGATTTTAATAAAATATTCTGATTAGAAAGAAATGTCTTGTGGATCTAATATTTTAATACCTTTGGGTGATAAAACACCCAAACAACCATCCACCCAAATCACTTATAGTTTAACTTTAGAATCTCCTAAATTAACTCAAGTTCAATCTGAACCTAAAAGTTGCTTACAAAGAATGTCAGGATTACCTCCTTCTCCCTCCAGAGATACTTTTGCAGCCCCCGCTACACCTAGAATCTCAGATAGACCCTTACCCATGATTCAGGTCTCGGAACAGGAGAAAGTTGTTGAAACATTACCCAGAATGGGATCAGCATTATCCACACAAGCTCTTCCCAAATTACCTGTCATGTCCTCTGTTCCTAAAGAAGAGGAGATCTCTAGTCTAATGGAGATCAATACAGAGGTCAGCTCCGATAGACCAGACGTGGAGGCTCGCTTTAAAACAGAGGAAGAATTTGTAGGAACTAACATGGCCACACCTTTACAAACTCGCAGTACCAAAGTTGCCCCGTCACCATCTACTGCTGTTTTTGAAACTTATGAAGGTATTGTCCAGGATAAAGATGTTGAACAAACTCTCTTAGATTCAGGATTTATTCCGACTGAAAAATTATTAACCAGAGATGATTTTGGTATTGTAACCTGCCACTTTATTAAAACAAGAGATAAGTTGGGTCATGCCAGTTATGTAGAGATTGATACGGATTATTCTGATGGAATGGGTTTTGTAAAGGTTTCTGCTGATGAACCCGTTATGACTGTATCTTCAGAAGCATCAGTGATCCCTTATTCTATGAAAGTGGGGACTTTTGAGGCTAATCAAGATTTATATGGAGTAGGATTTGAATGTGATAATTCTGTCTGTATGTTAAAAAGAAAAGATCCTTCTCTTGCTCCCTCAGAGACTATATTCTCTTATTCAACAGGACCTGAATCTTCAGGAATTATGAAAGATCACCCTATCCCTTTTCCTATTGTAAAGATGTCTGAAATCATCTCTAACCCAGCCGAAGTTCAGAGATCTATTCAACAATCACATCAGAGAATGAGAAATGTGGCGTTTAATAAATGTCATAAGGATGTTCAGGACTTAAAACAGAGAATTAAAGAATTGGAGAAAGAGATTGTAGAATTTGATAAAATTTCTAGTGAAGTTTCAAATGTTTTATCATGCACAATTAACAATTTAGAGACTTTCCATGGGCAATATGAAGATCTGAATGAACTATGTGATAAAGATAAACAGAAATTAAAGACCATTAGATTTAACCTTCAGAAACGACATGATCTTGTCAACGATCATGTAAACCTGTGTAAGGCTGTCAAAGAAAGATCCGATAAAATTGCCGAATTAACACAGGAATTAAGAGATATTAATGAATATTCTGTTAGACTCTTTACAGGATTAAATAGTATATTTACTGAATAAATAATAAATATATCAATCAATGATATATTTATTTAAAGATTCTTTTTATTCTGTCTTTCTTGTTTAACCTTTAACTCAAAAGTATGTAATTGAGAAATATAGCTAGGGTTAGGATCAATCTGACTTCTTTTTTCTTTGATAAATTC